TCTTAGAGCCTGTTATCATTGATTCCGTGGCGTACTGTCACTACTTCACCAGCGGTGTGATGGGTAGACCAGTCAGTAGTGCAAAGCTGATGCTACAGAAGAAGTATATGTCGTGTGTGATGGGACATGTTCAAGACAGGGATGTTGCTTTTGCGCGTAAGGCAGATGGCACTAACATGCTAGGCTTATTCGCTGGTATCTTCTACCAACACGACGAAGACTATCTAACACCACAGACCAACGGAAGCTGGTCAGGTATATGGATGCTCAACGAAGTTAAAGACGGTGGTTGTGACGAGATGCCAGTCAGTATAAACTACTTGCGAGAGAAATACGGAGACTAGGATGCCTCTAACATACTATGAACTATTGGAGAAGATGTCGCAGCTAGACGAACTAACACTAATAGAGATATTAGACATAAGCTCAGAAGAGTTAGTCAACAAGTTTAGTGAACGCATCAACGACAGATTAGAAGAACTATCAGAGGATTTTAAACATGAGACTCAATGACGCAACACCTGATATGTGGGACAAGGCAACCCAGAAGTACGGAAAAGTAGCAGAGAAAACAGGACTAGAGCCTTGGGCGACCATGGCAGAGGAAGAAGCAGTGGAAGACTTAGTAAACAACCCAGACCATTACAATACAGGCAACATAGAGTGCATTGAAGCAATAGAGGAGTCCATGTCCAGTGTTGCATTCAAAGGCTACCTCAAGGGCAACTGCATTAAGTATCTGTGGCGCTATGATTACAAGGGTAAGCAGGTAGAGGATTTAGAGAAGGCTGGCTGGTACTTAAACAAACTAACAGACATGGTGACAGAGGAGAACAACTAATGGATCAGTATCAGCAGTTTATACACAAGAGCAGGTACGCACGTTGGCTACCAGAGGAAAGCAGACGAGAGACATGGGAAGAGACGGTAACACGCTATGTAGACTTCTTTAAAGACCGTAAGCAGCTAAAAGGCAAAGACTACGACCTACTCAAAGAAGCTATCATGCACCAGGATGTGATGCCTTCAATGCGCTGTATGATGACAGCAGGCGAAGCACTGGCTAAGGATAACGTAGCAGGCTTTAACTGTAGCTATCTGCACATTGACTCACCGCGTAGCTTTGACGAGTTGATGTATGTTCTGATGTGTGGCACAGGCGTAGGCTTCAGCGTTGAGCGTAACTTCATTAACAAGCTGCCAGAGGTTGCAGAAACTTTCCACAAGACAGACACTGTTATTGTTGTTAGTGACAGCAAGATTGGTTGGGCATCAGCGTTCCGTGAGTTAATCGCTATGCTGTACGCTGGTAAGATACCGCAGTGGGACATGAGCCGCATACGTCCAGCAGGGGCTAGGCTGAAAACCTTTGGTGGTCGTGCGTCAGGGCCAGAGCCTTTGATTGACTTGTTTAACTTCTGTGTAGAGATATTCCAGAAGGCAGCAGGACGCAAGCTAACCTCTATTGAGTGCCATGATGTAGTGTGTAAGATTGCTGACATTGTAGTGGTCGGTGGTGTGCGTAGATCTGCTCTGATTAGCCTGTCTAACCTTTCTGACCCTCGTATGGCTAAGGCTAAGTCAGGAGACTGGTGGCGACACGAAGGGCATCGTAGGCTTGCTAACAACAGCGTAGCGTACACTGAGAAGCCAGACTTTGAGTCATTCCTGTCAGAGATGCAGTGCATGTACGAGAGTAAGGCAGGTGAGCGTGGTATCTTTAGCCGTGTAGCAGCACAGAAGATTGCAGCGCGTAACGGTAGGCGTGACAGTGAGCAGGACTTCGGTACTAACCCATGCTCTGAGATCATCCTGCGTAGTAACCAGTTCTGTAACCTGTCAGAGATTGTAGTGCGTCCTGAAGACGACCTAGACACGCTGAAGAAGAAAGCAGAAGTAGCAGCCATCATTGGCACGTTACAGGCTACACTGACAGACTTCCGTTACCTGCGTAACTGCTGGAAGAAGAACACGGAAGAAGAGGCGCTATTGGGCGTGAGCATGACAGGTATAATGGATCACTACCTGCTGAGTAAAGGTGACTCCCCAGACCTGGAGAAGTGGCTTGAACAAATACGCGATGTTGCTGTTAAGACTAACGAGAAGTGGGCTGCAAAGCTTGGCATTAGCCAGTCTGCGGCTATTACATGCGTTAAGCCTAGCGGTACTGTATCTCAGCTTGTCGATTCTGCTAGTGGTATCCATCCTCGCTTCTCTAAGCATTACATTCGCAGAGTTCGTAGCGACAAAAAAGACCCGCTTGCAGTCTTCATGGAGTCAGCAGGATTCCCAGTAGAGCAGGATGTGATGTCGCCTACATCAGCAGTGTTTAGCTTCCCTGTGCAGTCACCAGAGAAGTGTACCACGGTTAAGCAGGTAGGAGCTATGCAGCAGCTACAGCTTTGGAAGGCTTATCAGAACCATTGGTGCGAACATAAACCAAGCATCACTGTATATTATACAGATAGTGAATTCCTGCAAGTAGCACAGTGGATATGGGAAAACTTTGATCTTTGTAGTGGGATTAGTCTGTTGCCTTATAGTGATCATGTATATCAGCAAGCTCCGTATGAAGAGATAGACGCTGAGAAGTACGAGGAGTTACTAGCGGCTATGCCTGTTGGGGTTAATTGGGAAGACTTAGGTAACTTTGAGCAGGAAGATAACACTACAGGGAGTCAAGAGTTAGCCTGTGTAGGTGGTGCGTGTGAGATAGTGTAGATGTTGTAGGTACTAAAAAGCCCTGTGTAGATGACTGCACAGGGCTTTTTTGTTTTATATTGTTTTACCAAATAAACCTATTGTACCTGATCTACTAGGACGAGGTGGCTGTCCCGCCTTGCTTGTTCTTGGGGGCAGTTGCTCTTTCTGCTGTCTTCTTTCTTCTCTAAGACCTATAGCCTTTTCTATGGCGTTTGAAGTATTCGTAACAGTAGTGAGAAAAGAAGTAAGGTTCATTAAAGTTTCATTTGATGTTCTTCCTTTTAAATCTTTAATGCCAGTAGCCCATCTAGGATCTGTTAAAACACGAATCATAGACTCGTCAGATTTCAACAAACCTCTTAGTTTAATAGCAGCTGCGCCTATCATCCCTGCACCGCCTGTTCCTTGCATAGCAATATCTTCGCTTGTTTGAGCTATTTTTTTAGCTATGTTAGCGTCTCCAAAAATATGTTGCATTACTAGACCTAAATCAGCCACTGTTTGAGCAGCGTTAGGTGATGAAGTCTTTAACATAGACACAAGCTCCTCCCTTTTCTTCTTATCTTTAAGAACAGTGTCATAAAACTTTTTAGGATAGTCTCCAACAGGTACAGTATCGTCTACAGCGTTTCTCAACATACTAACTACTTTAGCGCGTTGTCCTTGTGCCTTCATGTCGGCATAACCAGACACTTTATTTTTCATTACCTGAGATAAAACCTTACGTTGATTCGTCACAATAGCCCTTTGTTTATTGCCCGCAGCAGTAGTGACATCAGCACCTTTGTCTAGTACTTGGTCTAGGTTATCTACTAACATGTCTAAAAAACCAACATTGTTAGTAGGAATGTCTCCTTCAATCCCCAAGTCTCTTTTTAATTTATTTATAGACTCTAAAGCAAGAACTTGCTCGTCTGTTCTTTTAGTTGGTTTTGTCTTTAAAGCTGCTTTATATTTAACAACTTGACTTTGCAACAAAGGGCTAACTTGAAGGATTTTATCTAACTCTTCCTGATCCAGTGTTTTTCTGTAGACTTCCTGTCTAGTTTTTTTCCAACGTACTTCGTCTTGTTTACCTAAAAAAGGTGGACGAGCTGTTTCGCCTCCAACGCCTGTGGGAGTAAACTTAGCTCCTGCGTACTGTAAATCTTGATCTCCTACGCGCTGTAGTTTTAATATGTTTTCAGTTAAGTCATCATTTCTTTGCATTATAAACTCAGCAAGTTCACCTCTAGTTGCCTCGTTTATATTTAACTGTCTTTGTCCGTGTATTAAAAGCAGATCATTAGTGGCTTCTGCGGGAGTAACAGTTATGCCTAATCTTTGAGCAGCCTCTAAAACTTGTTGAGTTTCTTCTCTTGTTAAAACAGCCGCAACACTGGGAGAATCTACTGTTAGTTTTTGTAACCTAGCTTTTTCTAAAAATCTTTTACCTGCTATGCCTCCGTCAATAATCCCTTGTAAAGGTACTCCTAGAGCCGTGCCTATCATAACATTAGTGGCTCTTTGTCCAGAACCTCCTTCAGTAAACTCCATACCTCCACTAATTCCACCAAATTTACCACTTTGCATTAACCGACCCGCAACAGTAGGAGCTGCTTTTGTAGGAGTCACTGCCAAAGAAGGAAATATTTGACCTAGTATAGTAGCTACTGCTGAAGGCTCTTCCCCAGTTAGTTCTTCTCTGTATTGAGAATATAGTTTCTGTCTTGTTAATTCAGGCTGTGTTATATAGTCGTTTAAAAACTTTTCTCTATCTTCCGCAGTAAAAAAGTCTTCGCCTAGTAACCAATTAACTCCCACAGGAGGCAATGTAGCTACCTCTGCTCCTAACTGAGCAGCGCCTACTATTCCAGTATTCAGTCCTGAAATAAAATCCATAGACGCAGCAGAGTAAGGTTTTAACAGGTTTTCAGCAGGGTCTGAAACAAAATCGACAGCCTGTTGCATAGGCGAGCGAGGATCTCCTGTTAGCTCCTCTCGTTTTATTGCGGAGGCGAGCTGCTCAGTTCCTTGTTCAGCAATCTGACCAAATAGTAAAGCGCGTTCTTCTTCTGTAAGAGCCATTATCGTGTCACCGTGTAAGTACCGTTACTAAGTCTAAGAGTTATTAATTTACCAATGTTTTTTCTAGCGTCTAACTCAACTAAATCCCTTTGTTGGTTAGTAGGTTTCCAATTAGGGTTGTTAGATGCTTTTTTCATCTGCTCAAGTTGATCGTTTATTATTTCCTTTTTAATTTTGTCTACTG